GCTCCAGCTGCTCCAGCTGCTCCAGCTGCTCCAGCTCCTGCCGCGCCTGCGGCGCCAGCTCCGGCGGCACCTGCACCGCCTGCCGCACCTATTGCTGGGGATGCAGCTCCGCCTGACATAGCAGTTGCTGCAACAGCAGCCGCCATCAATGCTGTTTGTTTTGTACTCTTGCCCATTATGCGTCACCTCCGCCAAATAATCCCAATGATTGGCCTATTCCAGCCGCTGCTAAGCCTCCACCTAAATAGTTTGCAAAGTTGTTAGCTTGATATGGATTTCCCCCGGTTGTGAATGACTCTCCAGCGTTGCCCACCGACCCGCTAATACCTTTAGCAAGGACATCAAGATTGGCATAAGGCTGATTCTGAGCTGACTGCCAGTCTCCATATTGCTGATTGATAAGGTCTTGCTCGTATGACCTTTGAATGTCGCCAGCGCCGATGAGCTTACTTGCGTCCGTGTAGCCAATTCCCTGCATCTGACTAGCTGCGCCCATTGCGTTAATCTGGTTGGCTCTTTCTGTGTTGTAATTTTGGCCGTAAGTGCTGGTTGCTAAATTAGCCAAGGAATCGCCAAACGCTCTCTCGTTACCTGCGGTTGCCTGTCTCCACGCGGAGCCGCCAAACGCGCCCGCCCTGCCATATCTAGCATCAGTTTGAGCTGCTGTTCCGCTCTTATATGCGTCTGCCATCTTCGTTGCTGCCGCGTCAAACGTATGACCAAGATAAGGATTTGACTCTGGGTTCATAAAGTCCCCCCTTACCGTCTGCTGATACAAGTCTCCAACTTCCTGCTGGCCTTGGAAGCCAGAAGTAGCTTGATCCTGAGTGTTGTTAATTCCAGATAGTTGGTTTGCGTTTAAATCAGCTATACGCTGCCCCTCGTAAGGGGTATATTCTTTCTCCGACAAACCAGCAGAACGTTGCATTAATTGCTCCGCATAAGGTCTCGCATATTCTGGGAGTTGTTGCGTCACTTGCTGTGTCGTGTTTTTTGGTGTCTTGCTTGAGCTTCCCATAATTATCCTTTTAAATATTGTGCTGCAAGTGATGATGCGTTAGGTGCTTCTGCACGCCATAAGCCACCTATTGGGGCGACCCTATTCGTGTTTTGTGGCTGCGCAGTGAACAATCCTTGTGGCTTCTGCCCTTGAAACTGATCTCTCGCTTTTTTTAGTTGGTCAACTATCTGGGCAGAGGGGGAGTAGCTAAAATCAGGCGCTTTTATCGGCTCATATTGTGGCAAAACCACTGGTTCTGGGGCTTGGTATAAGCCATAAGCTGATGGCGTTGGGGGCGACACTTGTTGCGGGTTAAACCAACCACCATTGATACTTCCATACGGCACTGTCATATTTCGCTCCTCATTACTGTATACGCCTTCTTAGCATTAAATTTTGTTTCCCATAATTTACAAACAGAGTCTCTGCAATACCCCTCAACATACTTTGCGCCGCCCTGCTTCATCCAGCCCTTAAACTCGTCCCAGTCTTTAATTACGCCCTTGCCGCCGACCGCTATTACATTGGCTACTCGGTAATTTGCATAATTGATAAATTCAACCAGCGCGGCGCCTGTTGGTGTGTCGCCTTCATGAAATATAAACAGCTCTACCATCGACTTAGTAAGCGCGAATCGTGCTTGTTCTATCGTCATTTCACCTTCATTGTGATCTAGAGCTGATTTCACATATTTTTCTGCTTTAGGCCATAAATCGTCTATTTGAAACTGCTGGACATGGTGAACACTCATGCGAACGCCACCACAACCGTTCCGTCTGTTTCTGATAGCGGTATGTCAGACTTGATGCGTAGATTGTTGGATGAGTCCACCCAGACATGATTGCCGCCCCAAATAGGGTGAAACCCATCCCATTGGGAGCCTGTAGTCCGGTTGATCTCGGTCTGCATAGTCCGCAATATCTCTCTAAGCTTAATATCTAGCTCATGCTGATAATTCGGGTGACCAGGGTTAGGTAAGTCGAAATTAAGTGTTTGTGTTAGCATTATTCTCCGCCCTCGACCTGTATGCGATAAGTTGCGCCGTTAAGCTCTGTCTTTCCAGAAAAATTAAACTTAAACTTATGCCATCTGCCAGCCCTTAGTACGTCGAACCTGTTTTTATTCATCGCGACTGTTTTGTCGGTGATATAGGTTGCGCCATCATCGAAACGGTAGTAATTCGTCATTTCCGCCGTATCAGAGTCGTCAATGAATCTTGGCTGCACACGGCTAACCAGTGCAAACTCTGAATCTAAGCCTATAGCGCCCGTGGTGATGGAAGAATCTTCATCTTCGCCCGTCAAGGTGGCCAATACTCCATTTACGTCAAATACTGCCATGTTAAAGCTTGAATCAGTCCAAAATGGGGAGTTGTAAGAGACCATGGGCATCTGGTCGTATGTAGGGTAATCAGCCTCCAAATCATCGTAAGTCAATGAAGCTGTTAAATACTCTAAGCAGCATTGAATCTCGCGGTTAGCTCTACCCCATTTACGTGTTTTGTGGTTATAGACGATACAACTATCTAACTGGCCTTGTGACTCCCTAGAGGGGTAATACCAATAGATCAGTGCTCTACTTTTGTCGTATACGCCTCTAATCTTGTAAGCGTATGTAGGGCTTAAGTCATCAAAGAACCACTCTCTAATACCCGCACCGATGGGAATAGGTCGCGAACCGTCATACATGAAAATATCAGTTTCAGAGATGAAGTAATGTGCTGTTTCAATACTGACCAAAGCTTCTTGGGATGGAACGCCGATTTCACTAGAAATAAGCGTAAATCCCCATAAAACAGGCGGGCCATTATTAACGCCCAAATACATCGAGTTTTTCTTATAAACCACCGCATAGCCGCCTAGACGCTTAATTGCTCTTACTTCGCCTGGTGTATCTAATAAACGCTGATTACCTGCCTGAGTTGCGACTGCTGGTGTCCAGTCTGCATAGTTTTGAAATGCTGACCATGCTACGCCATCAGGAGCCGCCTCCGTAGCGCCATACGCGCCGTAATTGCCTGTCATGACAAAGCCGCCCACTGTCTCGACTACTTGCCCGCTTGGTGCGCCTGCAAGGTCTGTAAACGGTACGTTATCCACTGAATGCTGCATAGGGTCTGAGCCATTAACGGCTATTGTTACATTGCCGAACTGTGAGAAGCGCCATACTGAGTCAGAAGAGCCTAAGTATCCACTTCCTACCGAAGCCCAAGCACTCCCGATATATTCATATAAATCTGTCTGTGTGCCTGCAAATAAGCGTGTTGTATTGTCTAGCTTAGTGACATAGGTAGCGCCCACGCATTCTGCCGGTAGTGCGGCAGACTCAGGCGTGAGAGATGGCGCCGACCGGTAGCCCTTCATACTAGGAAGCATCATTTCACAGTCTGTGATGACTCCAGCATCGTGCTCATCTGCATCTGGGTAAAATCCTACAAATGGGATCATCGATACAGCCTTGCTGTGAGGGGGCCGCCTGACATTTCCTCAGCCACGCTTGCGCTGTTCATCTGCTTGATAATGCTCTTAGAAAGCGCGTTGTAAGCTTGTTCCGCTTCTTTGTTCTTTGTGTAAATACTTGCTTGTCGTAAGCTCTCGTATAAATACAAGTCTGGCCGCTTAGTCTCTAGCCAGTTATCCTCATTGATTTCTAGTGGTGGGATTGAACTGTGGTAAATACCTGCCACCTCTCCGACTCCTGGATGACAAATCATGTTTGCACCCTCAATCGCAAAGTATCGCGGCGGATTAGCATGTGGATGCTGGTTCCTTACCCATTCGCTAGTCGCCGGTATTAATGTTCGCTGGTTGCCTGTAGTCGTCCATACAGCCTTCCATTCTTCAAGGTCATCAGGTAAGGGGATTGCGCCATCAACTAGCGTAGTTGGTGCAAATGCCTTCTCCATCCGCCTAACACGCAATAAATCGTTGAACTCTGCTTCTGCATTCTGAATAAACGTAGGGATAACACCCCCTAAATCGCTTCTATGCGAAAAGTCTTCAATTCTGTCTCTTAGCGTGGTATAGCTCAACCTTTAGCTCCAGTCTTTAGAAACTTGTTAAATGTGACAAACTTGGGATTTTTCTTAAGCCACTTGTGTAGCTCTTTTTTGGATATGTCATCATGTCGCATCATCGTGGCTAACTCAGCCATTGGAATAGACCCTATGTGCCGCATCTCGCCCCACTTCTCACCATCTGTTACAGCTCGCATTTCTGCTGCGTAATCTAGGAAGGGCTGTGCATCGTAAGACTTCTCGATAGAAACCTTATTGCCGACATCGTGAACTTTGGTGATAATGCCTGTGGTTGCGTCTTTTGATTTGTGTACTATTGACATATTCCGCCCATTAAAAAAGGGCAGCCGAAGCCGCCCTATTGTTGCTGGTTAAATTACAGACCGTCTTGTGTTAAGTCGGCGATCTTACAGTGTGCCTTCTCATTTGTTACCACTAAGCAGCCCTCTGTCGAGATTAACTTTTTATCTGAATGACCAGTTTTACCTAATTCCTCAGATTTGAAGCGCTGACGTGTAGCCCAGCCTGCGTGCTCTGGATTAAGGATGTAAGCAGTGTCCTCTGCTGCATAAGAGTGAACATAGTTAGGTACAACCATGATTTCGCCAAAATCAGACATATAAATATCAGCACCGCCAATGATTCGGCCTTGCTGTGATTTACCTACTTGGTAACGATTCGCTGCAATACCAGTAAAGTTCGTAGAGAAAGCGCCTTTATGTGCAGGTGTTAAGCACATCAAAGATGGCAAGTCAGATGATTCTGTTGCTGCTGACTGCATAACATCCTTTACTAAATCCTCAGTGAATGCGCGAGGCGTGCCTGCTGTTGGTGCTACTGTTTGAGCGCCTGCTGTATGAACAGGAGTAGAGCCGCCCGTACCATGAGACACGTTTGTGTAAATCATTGCGCCCAAGCCAGCAGATTTACGTGGGTTAGTTGCGCCATCACCAGCAGCTGCCACATTGTTAGATAAAAGAGAAGCTTCTTTATCTCGCTTAACTTCCACCATCTTCTTTGCTTCTTGGTACTTCATCTCACTACCGCGACCAGCTTTGACTACTGTATCTACAGTAGTAGCTACCGTAACCGCTTTATCGAATAGCTGCGTATAGTTACCAATACGCTCTGTTGGTGTGATTGCTTGACCTGTACGATCATCACCCTCAACAACCGCGTTATCTTTATTCGGTGTATCTAGGTGGTCACGTTGCCACTCATGCAAGGTATTTTTCGCTGTTAAACGGCGAATAGATGAGTAAACAGGTGTTGTTTCTGGTGTTACTTGGTAAATCTTGTCTTGTAAGTCTTCACGTGTACCAATGTTGTCATAGGTATCATGTGTGTTGGTTGGTTGTGCCATTGTTTATTCCTTTAATCTAAAGTAGCGGCAAAGTCTGCAATGCTGCCTGTTTTCTTAAACCGTCTTTCTGCTGCTCGGCTTCGACTCTTCGGCTTAGGTGCCTTGGGCTTAATTACCCTCGGTGCGGACTTAACCTTTTTCATCTGAATTGGTTTCTGAGACTCAAGCGCACGAAATTGCATTGCGTCATTGATTACTCTGATAACTGCCCCACTGTCCAAAATTCCACCATCTTTAAAGACTGGAGAGCTGCTTAAAAACTGCAAATCTTCTTGTGATATGCCGTATGCATCGTTGGCAAACTTCATCACTTTGTCTTGGTACTCTGGTGTTCCGTAATCTGGCACGTGGGCTTGAAGTGTCTCCCTGCTTCGCTCCTCTTGTTCATAACGAGCTGCCATTTCTGCTTGGCTCGCTTGTTCATTGGCTTGCGCCTGAAATTGATCTAAGGTTGCGATTTGCTGCTGCGCGTGTGTTTGTAACGCTTGCAGCTCCACATATTTAGCTGGGTCTGTCTGGGCTAGTTGTGGGGTAAATTCCTGTAATTGCGGCGAAATCGACTGAATGACATATTCCCTTAGCTGCTGAATTTGCTTGGCTGACTGAGTATGTATCTCTTGCGTCGCATTCGTGTACTCTTGTTGCATTGCTCTAGCGTCTGCTGCTGCTTGTTGCGTTTTGCGTGAGTAGTCGCTACCTTTCATGTATCCTTCTGCGAGGTCGTTAAGTGTAAGCTCTTGCGTCTCATCTTCACCTTGACTGTTTTTAATAGTCACTTGGTACTTTTCCGACTCCGCTTCCGCTTCGGGTTCTTCGGCTTCCTCCTCTACTTCTTCTTCGGGTTCTTCCTCTAAATCCTCGGCTTCTTCAGGCTCATCGGCTTCAACGTCACCCTTCTGTTGCCCCTCGTCATCATCTGGCTCATTATCAAGCTCATCTGTTTCGATAGGGTCGTCGGCTAGCGCGTCTGCTAAATCAGCGACTCCAATACTTGGTTGGTCGTTTTCCATGTGTATTTCCTTTAGTTTAGGCGTAAAAAAACCACCTATAAGGTGGCTATATCCGTTACGCGGCGAATATTCTTAATATTTACTCTTCCTGCCGAAAAGCCCTGGCTTCTCTGGTTTTAGCTGTTCGGTGGCTAGTTTTCCTGATTCAATGTAGCCCTGTAGGACGGCGCTAAACTTCTGGCTAGACTTATAAAGCCGCCATAGAATCTCTTTGCCCTCCTCGTCTCTCACAGGTGCTTCACTCCAGTTTTTAACTACCTCTGCTTGGATAGCCTCTAGCGCCTCTTTCAGCAAAGGGTTATTAAGTAAGTCCTTTGCTTGTTGTGCGCGGTCTTGATCTATCCTTAGTTTTAATTCGTCCATACTCTCCCTTTATGGTAGCCACGGTGTGTTGTAAGCAACGATGTCTTTCATCAAGATAACTGAATCGCCATAGCTTCCGCTGCCTTGCGGATATAAACCGCCTTTAATGTAAGCATCGTCAATATCCTCACCAACATAGAACGTCTGTTCTGTTGTGAAGTT